GCACTTATTGTTTGATAGGTCTTCAAAGGTTTCCATCTAACCTTACTTGCATCAATACGACCAGTTCACATACCTGTCAAAAGCCGGTCATCCCCATATATTAAAGAACTTTTACAAATATACAATAAATATTTTACATTTCCAAATTAGTTTTGTAAAATTGTAAAAAATTTGGAAGATATAATTGTATTGCTGGTAATTTTTGTGATGCGTATTTAACTGATTTGAAATTCATTTCTTTTACATCACGTTCTTCGCCTTTCAACACCCAATCTAAATCAACTACTCTAAAGAATACATTATTTGATAATCCACTAAATGTTTTTCTATCAATTTCAAATACCGGAGAACCCTCATCATTTATTTTTTGAGCAAAGTATCTAACAACATACCCATCTTCATAATTACTAAATGTAGGTATTGTAACCGATGGTTTAATATCGGCTTGTCTAAAATCATTTGGCAATGAGGCTAGTTTATCAAATCTTTTAATATTCATACTTTATTATTTTTTCTTTTTAGCGGCTTCTTCTTTTTTCTTTGTATCGGCAGCTGCTCTTTTAGCTGCATCATTTGCTAATGCAGTTCTTATTGAAACTTGTCTAAATCCTCCCTTTATTTCGGTTTTCCAAGTCATATTTTCAATAGTTTGTTTTATTGATAGGACTTGAAAAAATCCAGATGTAGAATATTTTGAAGGCAATCCATCTATGATAAATTTATCACCCCTTTTAATTCCACTAATACCATGCACACTAAATGTAAATTCAATTGGCATAATTGGACCGGTATTATCCAATTCAACATCTTTTAGATTTTCATATCCTAATTTTAATCCTTCAAATATTGTTAAATCATTTAGAGCACCAACATATACCGTATCGTATAAATCAATACCTTCTTGTGGTTTATTATCTTTAGAGTATTCAACTTTTGGGTATATACCTACTTTATCTAAAAATAATTGTAAATTTTCTTCTTTTGCTTTTTCAATTGCTGCATTTGCTTCATTTTCTTTTTCCACCTCTGCCCCTCTATCACTTTTGAACGAATCTAAGCCTGTTGCATTTCCAAAAGATTGAGCTGCTCCGGCAATAAAATCAAGACCACTATCTATCCAACCTTTTTCTTCTTCTTGTTTTGTTCCTTGTGTAGCTATATTTGGTGCATCTCCTTCTTTTTTATCAGCTTCATCAGTACCGGCTGCACCGGCTTTTACCGCTTCAGAATTTGCAACTGCTGCTTCCGTTTCAATTTTTTTTAATACCATATCATTGTAACCATTTGCAAACAATCTACCAACAGTTGATGCGGAACTTGAATTAGCTTTTACTTTTAATCTAGAACCTATTACTTGATTCATTTTACCACTACTAATATCTAAATCCAATGATGCATCCATAAACACCGATTCTGGGCCTGTAATTGGTAATCTTAAAATACCAGCCAATGGGTCTTTTTCGGTTGATACAAAATTTATATCAACAATTCGTAATTCAATATTTTCTTTTGCACCCGTTACACTGGATGATTCTACAATTTGAAAATCCCAAAGTGAACCAGCTGCAGATGCCATTCCATTTAGTATTTGATACAACGCATCTTTCATTAAAAAGTTTTTTGTATCCATTATACCTTTTACAAAATTAAAATTAACATAAAGGTCATCTAAAAATCCCCATTCTGTCCATTTTTTACTAATTCCATTAATTTTAGCGTCAGCGTTTATATAACTAATTTGATGTCCTCTTCTTGGGCCACTTGTAACTATACCCTTAGCTATACTCCCAATATATGGGAATGATACGGCATCTTTTCCATATTGTACTGTATTATTTTGTAATTTTGAAAAATCCGTTTGTGCTTCAGTTTTATTAACCGCCTGTTCTAATGAAAATTTTGGAGTGTGTGGATTTGGAATAAATAATTTGGTTTTGTCTGTGCTAAACATTCTATCAAATGCCGAACATACACAATTATGACTATTTATAGTAAAGGTAACATTTTTACTTCCAATAATATATCCTTTAGCACCCACACTATTTATAATTTGCATTAAAGCACCAAATCTAATAAATTTTTCATCACCAATAATTTTAGTACCCGTTGGTATTTCTACCGCTTGTCCTTCTGTCTTTACTTCTTGTGTATCTACATAGCCTAGTGAAACAAATGAAGCAATTTTGGATAAAAAACTATTACCTGCATTTGCATTAAATTCTTCTTGTACTGCTTCATCAAAATTAATATAATTAACAGCTCTATTCAAATCTGGATTACCTTCAAACTTTTTTTGTAATGTAGCTTTTCTTCTAGATGATGGCAATTCATTAAACATCATCATATATCGTTTTTTACCTAAACTTTGCTCACCGGTTATCACACTGGGTGCATATTCTACTGCACTATCGGCCTCAACATCTTTTCCATCTTTTGTTGCTTTTCCTTTAATCGATGTTGGAGTAATACTATCAGAAACCATCAAATATGCTGGTAACTCTGGAAAACCTGTACAATTTACCGAAACTTCCCAAGTTGTTCCATTGACAGAAACACTACCACCTGTAATAAATCCTAAATAATTATCATATTTTCCTTTACATATTTTTCTTCTTGTATCCAATACTTTGAATGAATTAAAAGATGATACATAATCCGCATTTAATGTGTTTTGCCACCCAGCATAAGCGTCTCTCTTATTCCAACCCCACTCTATAAAAACAGTAAATCCCGGTTCTAAAAAATATTTACATATACTATCTAATTGTCCTTTTGAATGTGCTACAATCTTAAATGATGCTTTTCTAGAAAGAGTTGCAGTACCACCACCCTCATCTACTTCAAATGATGAAATATAGGGGGATGGTTTTAATATTACATCGGTGGTTGGTATAAATTTACCATCCCAAGTCTTTCCAACAGTACCAGATTGTGTAGAACTACCATACATAGCAGCGGCTTTATCTCCAACCGCTTTTAATAGATTGTAATCTGGGTTTGAATATAACATTAAACCAGTATCTACACCAGATGAAACTCTAATCCATGCATTTAGACTAGAAATATAGGTAGTATTACCTTTTCTTAATGTTAGTTCATCTCTAACGTAATCACTAATATTTGAAAAATCTGGAAATACGGACATAACTTTTAATTTATACTATTTGTAATAAAATTTGAATATATTTCAATGTAATTTTGTGGAATTCGTAATACTGTCCCATCGGCCACAGCAAACATAGCACCATGTAGATTATTAGCAGAAGCAATTATCCACCATAGAGATGAATCACCATAAAATTGATTTGCTAAGGTATCTAATCTGTCACCGGTTTCGGTTGCAACATAAATATCATCATCCCTCAATGGAATATTTGGTGGTATTATTGCTCTAAATACAACTCTACCATCCTTTTCCTTTTTGGTGACATTATGTTCGTATCTTCTTTCCATAGTATTTTACTTATTATTTTCCTAAACCAGACAATCCTAATGCAGTAGTTCTAAGAGATTCATACGCTGCTTTATTATTAGCTAGTATTTGTTCTCCTTGTTGTCTTATCAATTCGTTCTTTTGAGTTCTCGATAATTTTATTGGTTTTTCATTTTTGCCAACTATTTGAGTAGTCGGTGTTGGTAAACTGAATGAGTTGGTTTTTAGATTTGGCGCAAATGGACTTTTAATTGTACCATCGGTATTAAATGGCGAGTACCTAGCTGTCATTGATGTTGCAACATTAAATGGTGGTACTGATATTGAGTTTACACCAGGTAGTGAAAATTTACCAGTTATACCGGCATTAGATTTTAATCCTTCAAATTTCATAGTAGCTGCTGCAAATTCTTTTGATATCCCTAATGATGGAACACCCAAACTAGCAATTAATCCTTTTGATTTATTTGCAAGCGAAGCTTCATAATCTCCTTGCGCACTTCTTAAATTATTTAATTCATTCTTTTTAGCTTCCAATTGTTTTGCTTCATATTCCGCTCTAACTTGTTCAGGCGTTTGTGTTCCAGTATCCAATTTAGCACCAGCATTTGTAGGTTCACCGGTATTTGTACCCGCCACAGTAGTACCAGTTCCATTTCCTTTTTGAGAATCTGCATCGCCAGGTTTTCGTAATGTAGATGGATTAAGAAGTGGTGTACCATATAAAGATACTTTACCACCTGCCGTATTGGTAGTACTTTTGTTTTCAATAAATTTAATTGTTACCGAAACATCAACTATTTTTGGTAGTTTGTAATTTTTCATTGCTGCATCCAAACCAATTTCCCAAGGTGCATTATCAGCAATTGTATATGATAAACTTTCTACAAATCCAACTCTACTAACGTACATATTTCCCAACGTAAACTTAATAATAGGAGCAGTTACCGAAAGATATTGATAACCCTGTGGGTATGCTAGTGATGTAAGGAAATTTATTTTTTCCCAAGCTACTTTATGTTCTTCTTCATTTAATGAATAAACTTTGAAATTAAATTGAACATTTCGTTCAACACCGGCATATGTGTAATAATTAAAAGGAGAACCTATAAATTTAGCACTATCCCATGATGGAGATACAGTTTCACTTAAACCACTAATTGTTGCTCTAAACTGAACTGTCTTTCCTTGTCCAACCGAATAAAATTTTAATGGTATGAAATCATACCCATCTAAACTATCACCTTTTGCATCTTTTCCAGTTTCTCCTTGAAATGGCAATGTATTATTTAATATATCGCCAGTATCTGCCAAATCTCTACCATAACCAAAACCCATTCGTTTAGAAACACTCATTGATGTTCTATCTTCGTTTTTTAATGCCGAATATTTTTTTGTGTCATTTTTTGTTGGACCAGTAGTTGCATAGCCAGGATTCTTTTCATTATACAACGCCATTATCTTTGTAGATAAATCGTTTCTTAATTTAGGGTCATCTGCAGAAGCATCAACAGTTTCCGATTTTTTTACTGGTGTTCCATCATCTTTTTGTGGAATTTTTTCTAATGGTGTTCTTGCTAATATTTGTTGTCCTTCTTTTCTACCACCTGCCAATTTACTCAACATATCTCCTCTAACTGAATTAATTCTATCAGTTATTGATGCAAATGGTTGATTAGCAGTATTTAATGGTGCTTCTACTTTTGGTTGTTCTGGTAATCTACTACCGGCTTTTAATTTATCAGTACTACTTCCACCATTTTCTGCGGCCTTTTGGTTTGAATCTCTTTGAACTAATAGAGATGATAAATCGTGTCTAGTTAAAGCGTTATCTGATTTAGCATCTACTGTCTTTGAATATGGTGCAACACTATCATATTGAATTTGATTTGTAGATTTTTTAGCATATACTCGTTGGTCTGGCAATCCACTTCCAAATAATTTTTCTTTTACTTGATTTTTAAGTAAATCTATCCCACCACCAATAATTGCATTTCCAATTTGAGATGGTGTACCAGTGGCATTATTTGCTAAAAACTTACCTACAATATTACCCGCACTATCTCCTTTAATTTTAGCCAAAGTAATCATTGTATCTGATTCTTTACCTGCCTTAAATTCACTATCCTGCACTATTCTGGTTGGAATTAATTCATATGGTAATTTAATACCTATTTTTGATGCTAATTCTAATCCTTTTAATTTTACTTTAGATATTAAATTTCCAACAATACCACTACCACCTTCTGCACCAGTACCACTTTTCATAACATCCTTCATTGTGGTAGTTTGTGTATTGATACGAATTATATCAGTACCATAAATGATTGGTTCGGAAAGTAATCTTAAAGGTCTTAAACCAGTTGTTTCTTGCTCAATAAAAGTTTCTCCTCTTTGTATGGATAAATTACTTTTTCTTAGTTTGTTTACCCCAGCAAAAGCAGTTTTATTTAGAACGCCATTAGCAGATGATATATCAATATCTTTACTATTACGGACATCATATTGTTTTTCACCAGTTTGACCACTAGTTAATTTTTGATTCTTAAAAAGTTCTAATATTGATTTACCCATTATTTTTTATGATACGAATTTGTGCTTGAAGTAGCTACTACTCTTGAAACCCCTGCCGTTACTTTTTTACCATCCATATTTACACCAATCTTACCTGTTGCCATATCTTCTCTTAAACCTTTTATTTCGGCAATTAATTCATCCATTTTAGAATCCTCACCCCCACCTCCACCAACACCTAAACCTACTCCAAGAGCTCCAACTGCTCCAACTGCTAATAATACAGGAAGAGCAGCCAACCCAACAGTACTTAACATTGCCAACGAACCGGCTAAAATTGCAAATGCAGCTGCCATTGCCAATATTCCCGCGGCAGCTTCTAAATTAAGTAATGGCAATACTTTAACTAATAAATCGCCTATACTTGCTACAATACTAGCAATACCTCTTCCAATTGATTCTATGACAGTACCAATAGCAGTTCCAATTGATACAACCAATGGTGCTAATAAACTCAATGCATATGTAAATGGTATTAATGCTATCCCAAATAATGCTAATAATCCTATTCCAATTAATGCTTCTGGCGCTGCTTTACCAAACGCCTTTAGACCAGATGCCAATGCTCTTAATCCTACTCCAGCCGGCACTCCAATTGCAGATATTGCAAACATACCAGGAAGACCAGGTAATATTGCCACAAATCCTAAAGCAGTTGGTATTAAATTAAGAGCACCAAATAATACTTGCGCATTTCCCATTGCTTTTAATCCTTTTGCTAAATCTTTAAGTTTATCACCCATAGATTTATCTTTATTAGTGGCATCGGCTGCTTCTTCTATTGATTCCGGTGAAGTTAAATCATCAACTTTACTTTCTGCCATTTCTGATAGTTTATCACTAGCTTTGTCTTGTATGGTATCACTTGCTTCTTCTGCTATACTAGGTGTTGCTGTAAATAATTGTTGTATTTGATTTATAGGCCACATTAACAATCCTTTAAGTGTTTTCAACGTACCACTTAAAATACCACCCATAAACCCATCCATTGCTTTGAAACCAGTACCAATTTGACCAGCTGCAATAACCATACCGCTTAATCCTTGCAACGATGTTCCTAAATATTTGTTTAATCCTGCATCAATACTTTCACCCATCATACTGAATTTTTCATTCATTTGACCACCTATTGTATTTGCATTCTCTTGTTGAGTGACCATTTTTTGCATTTCTTCAACGGTTACTCCCATTAATTCAGCTGCTGCTTTCTTTTGGAAATAATCCATTTTATTGAAAGCATCCACACCACCCAATGCACGCAATGTTTCTTTTGTTGAACCCTCTATATCACCCTGATATGCCAATTGTCTAGCTTTATCCAAGTTAATATTTCTACCCAACATTGCACCCAATTCTAACTCTTTACCTATTGATGTTTCAAAATCTAATAAATTATCAGCAATACCGGTCATAGTTTTCAAACTAACACCCATCTTTGCAGCTGCTGCGGCTGCGGTAATTAAATTTTTACCACCATCTTTACCAAATAATGCAAACTCTTCAGCAGAACCTGCTACATCGGACATTAAATCTGCTGGAATTATACCATTTTGTTTTGCAAATTCTTGTGTTGATTTAGCTAAATCTAATGCAGTAGATGCACTATTACCATTTAATCGTGCAAATGTACCTAATAATTTAGCACCTTCTACACCACTAATACCCATATTAGTAGATATTAATGATGTTGCTGCTTGCAATTCACCACTAACATTGTTTATTCCACCAAAATTACTAGCTAATTCTTTTGCATTAGCAACTGCGTTATCATCAATAAAAGAAAGTGCCGTAGTACCAATTTCACTTATACCACCTAACTCACCTCTAACTTTCCCCCATTGAGTAGCAAATGCACCTGCTGCAAATAAACCAGTTGCAACAAATCCTTTGAAACCACTTGTTAATATACCTAATGTATCTAAAACACCATTTATTGCTTGCTTTATTCCCTTATATACACCCAATTGGGCTTCTAATTGCGCTTTTTGCTCTTTATTTAATGTTGAAAATCGTTTTGCGATTTCAAATTGAGATTCTAAATTATCTAATATTTTACTATCTTCGTCATTTAAGTCACCCATTGTACCTTTTAACAACTTAAATTCATCATTCAATGCTGCTCTTTGAACAACATCGGTGATTGATAATTGAGCCATTTCTCTAGAAATTTCTGCCATTCTACCCATATCAGTAGTTTGACGGTCAGATAGTGATTTGGATTTTAATGTTGCTGCTAATCTATGTTGTTCTTTTTCTGCTATTCTAGAATATAAATCACCTAAATTAGAGTTTGCTTGTTCTTCTGCCATTAACCCGGTATTACGGGTTTTATTTATTTCTTTTAATTGTTTACCTATGGCAAGTTGAGCTTTTTTTTGTTTTTCTATTAGGGCAAGTTTCTGCGCTTCATCTTTTGTGGAATCTTCATTTATTTTTTTAATTTCTTCCTTTATTTCCTTTTCACGCTCTAGTAATTTTAAGCGTGTATCTAATGCCTCTGCCATTTATTATATATTATTTACCATATTTTTTTAATAATGCAAGAAATTCATCACCATCTTTTTCAATTTGTTCCATTGCATCGATAAGGTCTTGTGGTAATTTGTTACGCTTTGCTCTATCCAATGCAGCATTTGTAGCATTGGTTTTTAATCCATCAAAAAATGAATCACTAAAGTTTTTCAATGTACCAAATAAACCTTCATTAATGAGTTTTTTATTATTTTTTGACATAATTTATACGTGTTTATATAGTATAAATATTGAATAAAAAAAAAGTGAGGACTATTTCATCCTCACTCTTCCTGCTTTTGATTTACTTTGAGCAGCTTTTATCTCATCTGACTCTTTTTTCTTAACCTCAATCAACTTCTTAAAATAAAATCTTCGAAGATGTATTGGCATTGTATAAACCTCTGTCCAATTAAATCCATTACCAAAATGAACCATTTCCCATATTTGATTATGGAGAAGTGTTTTATAATCAGGCGGTAGGGTAAAAAAAGTTAATCCCAAATGGGATATCTAGTGCCTCCACTTCACCTGTTATATCTGATACAAAGTTAAATTTAAGGTCTAAATCTGGACTGATTTCTTTTACATACTTTCTGAATGCTTTCGTATCTAATGCCAAAAATCCATTTTGAATCCATTTATTAATGAAGCCTCTATCACTATTACCATCTACCGATAAAATCATATATCTAAAACGGGTTGTTACATCGGATGCATTACCATTTCCTTTGTTTAATCGTTCTAATGCTTGATTATCTTTGTTGATATCTTGCTCATCTGCGTGTGTTAATAATTTGAATTCAATTACCTTTTTACTTTGTGGTAATGTGAATTTATACACATTTTGAGGATTTAATAAAGATTCATCAATATCTTTTGTTTGTACTTTTGATAAATCAATTGTTACTTTTTGTTTTTCCAATGTAAATGGGTCAGTCATTTCAACATCATATTCTGCCCCATAACCCAAAATACGAGTTGCTAAAAGAATTGCGTTCTTATCACCAATAAAAATATCGTTTATATTAACACCCGGTTCAACAACAACTGATTCAAATAATTTATCCAACACAACACCTTTTTTAATAAGATTTTGTGATGCTAATATATCTTCCTCTCTTGCCGTCATATATTTTATCTCAACCGTTCCCTTACTTAATGGATTATCTTTTGAATATATCAATCCTTTTGATGGTAATTCGATAATTTCGGTTGGAAATTCAAATTTACTTGTAGTTGCATTTGCACTTTCTGCCATAACTTTAATAATTTAGTTTTATATATATAAATACATCAAAATAAAAAAATTGACACAAAAAAAGGGATAACCAAACGGAAATCCCTTTTCTTTTTATTATAATTGATTAGAATTCTAATATAGCGTAATCATATGTTAATGTTACAGTAACTTGAGCCGGGTCATTAGAAGCGAAATCTAAATCTCCAAAAGCTGCTGAAGTGATAAATGCGCCTTTCAATTTCCATTGTTCGATTTTATCACCAACTGGCCCTAACATATAGATATCTACATCTTTTTTGTACATATCGGCATATCCTTTTCTACCAGTGATTGATTCGTGTGATAAACGAACCCATTCCATAACTGCTTGTGCAGCTGAAGGTACGATTGGGTCATAAAGAGTAATCTCTAAATCTTGCCACTCACCTTTTCCTTGCAATTGTCTTTTGATGTTGATGTGGTCTAATGTCACCTTCTCAAATTGAATTGTAGGTCTATTTGCTGCCTTTATTGTATATGATTCTATTCCATCGATTACCATGATGAAACGATTTTTCATTTTAGGTTCGAAGTTCGTATAGAACATCTTATCAAACTCTAGTATTTCTGCCATTTTATTATTTCTATTTGTTGTTAATAAATATTAGTTTTTCGTTTTTTCCTAATTATGCATTAAAAGATGCACCAGTTGGTAAAATGTTGAAATCAATTATGATGAATTCAGCAGTTTTAGCAGGTTGTAAGAAAATCTGTCCAGCCAATATGTTTCTGTCAATTACATCCGGTGTGTTGTTAGATTCATCCATCACCACTTTGAATGCGTAAAGACCTTGTCTTTGTTGGATAGCTTCTAAATAAGGATTGACCGTATTTAAGAATCTATTTCTTGTTGTTGAAGTATTTTGTTCAAACAATAAGTAACGTGAAGTAGATGCGATAAATTTCTTAACCGTAATCAATAATCTTCTTACGTTGATTCTATCCAATGCAGATGCTTTATCTTGCAAAGTTTTTTGTCCAAATGCTACGATACCCTGACCAGGGAAAGCTGCGATTGGATTTACTTTGTTTTCATATAAAGTATCTCTTTCGGAGTGAGTTAATCTATTTAATACACTAACTGCACCAGTGATACCACCTCTATTCAAACCTGCTGGTGCGAACCATTCTGCTGCTAATCTATCATTAGCTGCAAATACTGCTGGTAATAATACCGATGGTGGTACTGAAGTTAATTTGTTTGTATTGTTATCAACTGTCTTAACCCAAGGGTAGTAAGTTGCTACATAGTTTGAATCTACCGAGTTAGATTTTTCAGTTGCAGTTGTAATATCTGCATCTACATCAGTAAAGTCTGCGATATAGAAACAATCTTGTCTATCCTCAACCATATCGATTACTTTTTGAACAACCGATGGGTGTGATTGATAAGTGATACCCGGTGCAACAACCATATTGATATCCCACTCATCTGGATTAGATACAGCGTTGATACCTCTAGTGTATGCTAAACTACCACCTGCTCCTGCCGATGAACAATCAAATCCTTGTGTATTAGCAGCTGTAATATCAGCTCCTTTTTTGTTTTCAATTGTTGGGTTGTTACCATCAAATCCACCTTGGAAAGCCAAAATGAATTGTCTCTTAACCATATCATCTGATTTAGAACCAGTCATTTGCAATGTTAATTGAGCATCAAAGCCAAAATCAACGTTAGCGCCAGCTTGTGGGTTAATAGTTAATGGTTTTAAGTATTGTTTGTTATCAATTTTAATGCCACTTGTTTCAAAATCAAATCCAGCGTAATAAATTGGAGATGATGCCGAGTTAGCCATTGAACCAGTTTGATAAACTACTGCAGGTACTTTTACTGCATCTGCTGCTGCCGTTGTGATTGGATTTGAATATGCTCCGTGTCCAAATGGTGCAGCTGAAATAGGGAATGCTCCTTGCTCTGCTACCTCAATTCTAATATATTTTGATTTGTTTGAGTAATCACCATTTTCAGTAATTTTTCCGTTATCATCAATAGTAATAAATCTATCACCAATTCTTCTTGAAATATAGTTTGTAGATGAAGGGTCTAAGTTTACATTGTTAAATGTTTCATAAACTACCTTTCTCTTATCAGTATCAGCATAAGAACGAATTGTTACAGTAAATGTTGAGTAATCAGTTGCTCCATCTTCACCTGCTGCTTTTACATTAGAAATACCAATTTTGAATTTAGTATTGTACATATTTCCATGTCCTAATGTATGGAACTTAAATAAATCATATCTTTGTCCACTAATCAATTGTGATTTAATATATGGAGTTGAAGCTGCTTGGTATGCAGGGTCAATTGTTGTTCCACTATAATCTTGTGTTGGAAGAACTTTTGAATAAACCGAACCAGTTGTATATGTTCCAAATAAAGATGCACTATTCTCAAAGTAAACGTAAGTATAAACTGGCTTACCAGCTGCACCAACAATTACTGCCTCACCATAGATATCAGAAAGGTCGTTTGCATCCGCAGGAACGATTGAAGCCGATATTGGTGTTATGATATTGTTTCCGCCAGAACCAGAAATGTTTATTTGGAATCTACCTACACTAGATGGGTTACTAGCAATTGAACCAGATATTTGTACTGCTTCATCACCTGTGTTAGATGAATATAATACACCAATTAATCTGTCATCTGCACCACTTCCGCTAGCAAAGATACCTAAAGGACCAATTTGTGAATAACCAGTAATACCTGCTACTCTTACGATAGTTGCTTGTCCAGCTTCTCTAAGGTAGTTTTGTACTGCATATTCAGTATAATATGTTCCATCAGGAGTACCGAAAATATCTTCAAACTCTGATTGCGTTCTAACAATAGTTGGAACGAATGCCGGCCCTTGCTTAAAAGGACCTATAAATGCTGCGCCGATTTCACCGATTCCTTGCGATAAGAAGGATAAATCGTTTTCTCTTGTGAATACACCGGGTGATACAATTCTTTCTGCCATTTTTTTATCTCTAAAATTCTATTTTTGTGTGTGTAAAAAGGTTTTCCAATTTACACATATAAATATAAACAAAATGTCCAAAACACAATTTTTATATTAAAATTATGAATTGGACACTTTACTATTCGTATTTTATTAAATTATACGATATTATTCATTATCTAAATGGGCAGTTGGTCTTGCAGGTGTATCAGTTGTATGAGATGCCCACGGCAAATCACCAGCTAATAATTCTACGTGTACTTGTGTAGTTCTAACAAGTTGTTTTTCAATTTGCTCACTAATATGGTCCCAATAATTAGTTGTTCTATTTGAACCACTAACAACCTCTTTAATCCACCCAATTACTTGCTCTTCAGTTAAATCTCCAAATTCAGTAAAATTGTTAGTATTTATATCAGCAACTTTGAATGGAGTTGCACCATTAAACGATGCAGAATATCCATTTTCATTTATTGCAGTAACAATCCATTGAGTTCCAATAATAACATCGGATAAATCATTAGCGTTTGTTGCTTTTTTTAAGTTTTTTATCTTCCATTCGTATGTATAAGCCATAATTTTAATTGTTTGTATATTGTATAAATATTATTTTTTTTAATTTTAATAATTGGTGTGTTCAATTGGTACTAAATCAAATGCCTGACAAAGTTTCTCAACTAAATGGATATTACTACCTGTCCAACTATCTAAAACTGATTGTGGAACTTGCCAAACGCCTGAATTTATTATTGTATCCGGTTCGGCATCCGATGGTCTATTCGGGTCTCTAAAACGTAGTTCATATCTTAATTTACAATCATCTCTTCCCAAATCGTAACTTAATACATTTGTTAAAATTGCGTTTATCGTTTGTCCAAAAACGTTTTTATCTTCTATTGTTGTGATTATCATTTTTTTATTAATTAAATACTACTTCCACTAATTGCCGTTTTACCATTAAAGTACCAAGGCATAATTGGTGTTACTCTATTTTCTGCCGTTTTCCCTGGCGTTGCGTTAAAACGTTGTTCTATTGAATTCTTACATTCATCAATATTCATTTTTGCTTTTATAAAATCAACTACATTATCTGGACTTAAATCAGAATATGCAATAAAACTACCAGTGTTTTTAGTTTTGAATTGTAAAAATGTTGTAATATCTGTCAATGATTGGGTTACGCCATTTTCATTAGTACCAATTAAATCCCAAATTACAGCTCTAATAGTATGTGGAAACTCAACTTTATTTATTCTTTCAGTTGCAGTTTCTAATGATTTTAAGTTATATGTGTATGTAATAGCCATATGTTTAACCTTTATTTATTATAATTATAAGTTTTCTAAATTTTGAATTCTACCTTCAATTTGCTCAAGTTTGGATTCCAAAAATGCAATTCTTTCTTCTAAAGCATTACTTTTAGCTTCTAATTCTTTAATACCCTGAACTGTTAATCCGTGAATACCATTATAGTTCAAACTCTTATAATATCTACCAACCGTATCAGGACCTTGGTCAACCCATTGGTCTCTTACAATTGTAGGTAAAACAGCCTCAACTTCTTGTGCAATTAAACCTGCTGAATAATTCTCCGGTCCATCTATGTCGTGCATTGGATTATTTGTCATTGGAGTATTTTCAGCAAATTCGTAGGTATATCCACTAATTTGTGCAATTTTTTCCAATGCATTTTCAATCACATTTAAGTTGGTTTTCAAATCTCTATCAGAGAAACCATTCCACTCCCATTGTGCACCTCTTGTTCTTAGGTGTCCACCATTTTCCAATGACATGGTTTGTGTGTAATTATTAAACCACTCATAAACTTGCCCGCAATTATTGTAATTGTTTCTAACCCAATAATCACCAAAGCCGCGGATTGAATTTAAGAAAGGCCCGTTTGAACCACTATTACCAGTAGACCAACCTATACCAAGATATGCACTATCCTCAGCAACAGTTGCAAAGTGATACATCTCCGCCATTGGTGTATAGTGACAATTTAATCTTCTATATCTACTAAAATTATTAAAATCAGCAAAAAAACTACCATCATCGTTATCATAAATTACATATGTATAAATGTAATTAACACGAACTAAACCACTTGGGTCCATTTGCCAATATGTATTATCTGAATCATAGAATATAGGGCTTCTCATCGAACCTACCGAATAAGTATATCCTCTATAATGGTTGAATGCACTACCATCCCAATACCAAATCCAACTATAACGATTATCGTGTACACCTACGTTATCACCGGTTGTAGACATAAAGCAGTGAGTACTAGATATACCCCAACCAAACCAACCATTACGTCCACCACTATATGTTGTAACGTGACCATATGAGTTACCACCACCTTCTGGTGAGAAGAAACCTCTATCATATGGTTGCCAATAGAATCCGTTTGAACTATTTTGTCTATACCATCCGTTTACATATACTTGTGCAAATGTAGGACCAGCATCACTTCTTACTGATTGATTTACGTTATTACTCATCCAACCTAAATAACCTAACCAAAGGTCACCACTTCTATTAATGTATGCTCTTTCCGCACCACTATCCGTTCTAAAGATAAAGTATCCAGATAATTGGTGTTGGAAATACATATGGGATGAGTGCCATTGTATCTTATTATATTCACCTTGCCAACCTCCAGGGTCACTATACAACATATAACCCGGTTGAATATAAATGTTGTTAGCGTTTACAAAGTTTAATCTATTTGTACCATTAGGGTCACAATAATATCCACTATTATTTGTATCGTAGAAAATAGTTGCGTAAAAATCACCACCAGTTCCTAAATAGATGTTACCAACCCAATAGTTGTACATTGCAACTCTATTTCCATTCAAATACATTTCATTTACGTTGAAATAGAAGTTTGAACGGTCAGTATAAATGTGAGCATGTGATGTGTTAGCAGGTCCAAATTCAATATATCCAGAAGGAGTATTGTGTCTAAAGCCCCAACTACCACCAGCAAAATAGTAACTACCATTACCATAATCTATTGATGATAAACGAGAACGACCTGCTGGGTCTACAAAGTATCCAGAGTTATTTCTATCATATACTATCGGTGTCCATATTGAACCGGGTACGTGAAATTCCGAACCATAAAAGTATCCACTACCTTCAATATTACCAGTACCGGTTGCAGATATATAAGAATCAACATTATATGTACCAGCCATAGATTGGAATACAATCCTACCAGTAGAACCAAATCTAATTCTATCATGTATAGTTGATGAATCCACATCATTACCTTTGAATAATAATAATTCAGATTGGTCGGCAGTTCCCCATAATCTTTCTATAATAGCAGTATGGTTATATGAGCCAGGTTCATCACCACTAACTCCATAAAATCTTAATTCATTTGAGCTAGCATTTGCACCATTTATTTGAATACCACCAATACGCGATGTACCATTAGGATTTACATAATAACCAGTATCATTATTATCATAGAAAATAGGTGCTCTCATATCATCTCTAGCACGAGTACTACCAGTTAGTGATGCTAACCAAGTACCATTCTCCATAGCCAATAGACCGTGTGTATTAAGATTTGATGCCACACCACCTGCGTTAGGGTGTGACCAAGCTAATCCATATAAGTTACCAGTACCATTTCCATCAATAGGTAATTTATAAGCATTACCCATTGCAAATACACCCTGATATCTTATTGATGTATAAACACCTACAATTGATTGTCCATAATTGTTATCTAAATAAAGGTTTTCGTTACCATCAATTCTAATACCGGCATTCGCTACCACATAAGATAGACGAGCAGTACCAGTCGGGTCTACATAA